GCAGTGTGGTCTTCGCATCCGCCACAGTGGAACGCCCGGCCTTGCCGCCAGCATCAGCGTCGGGGTCAACCACAACATCGTCAACCCCGGCTTCAAGAAGCAGCTTCGGGGTAGCCAGAGCGGCAAGCTCAGTTGGGGTCGGTGCGGCAGTTCCGACCGGGGCCGTGAAAATGAACCCAGTCGCAGCGGTGATCACCGCTTTGTCATTGATTGGCATGTCTATTTACTCCTGTTACTTGATTGGAAGGGGCCGAACCCCGAATGCGATAAGTCCCTGAACCCGCCAGGAGTCCTGGAAAGGAGACGGGTACTGGGCGGCGCCAGAGGTCTCCCGTATTGAATGCAGATAGCCGGTATCTGTTCGTGCCTGATTCCTCGCAGCCGCATACAGCGCCTCCAGGGCGTCCTCGTACAGCTGCTCGGTTTCCACCAACCCCTCTATGCCGTAAGCGGTCAACTCAATGACCGGCATGGCCAACTGGGTAGGTCTTCGGTCGTGCCGCATCCCACCGATCCGCCTGACTTGCAGCATCGGGAAATCACGAAAGTCGATGTCCTCCACCCAGGAACCGACCTTCACATCGGGAAACGAGTCCCGCAGGATGGGGAGAATGACCGACTGGATGCGAGGCATCCTCGACATACTCACCTCCCTAGGCTTGGCTGTGCGTCCCCGTCATGATGTAAAGACCGAACGGCGCTTTCGTGCGGGTGCCCTCCAACTTCCCCGAGGGGGCGTGCCCGTACTCGATGGCCATCGCGTTCTCGGCGGTCATGGAGACGTGATAGTCGCAGGTGTACTGGCCGTCCGCTTCGGACACCTCGATGGCGGTTTCGCCGGCCGAGTCGCGGTCGTACTTCACCCATTTCGTTGATGAGCGGGCAGCTGTTAAACGGGTTTGCGCGATGCCCTCCAAGCGGCCCGCTTCGTCCCGCAACGCACCCTTCACCCCACCCATGTGGGCGATCATCCCGTTGAACGCTTTGCCCTTCTTGTAGATCTCCGCCATCAGTACCTCTTGATGGTGTAGATCAGGTGGGCGGTGCGCGGAGAGTTGCTGTACCTCAACGGGTCACCGTGGATGACCCACCGCTCACCCATCCACTCAATTTGGGACTGGGCACCCAACACGCATCTCAGGCCGCGGGGGAACCGCAGCGAATACACCTTCTCGCTGTCGAACCCATCCCCGTACTGGTCAGCTGAGGCTGCACCACCGGAACCCAACGGTTGGATGCGTGCCCTGGCGCGGAACCCGCACTTAGCGGCTTGGGTTTTCGTGTTCCCGTCCGCGTCGGTGACCTTTTCCTCCGGGAACACAACCACGCACTGATTCCCCCTATCGAGGAGGCTCATTGGGTGAGTGCGGCTTTCACGTCCGACGGCCGGATCAGCTTCGTGCGGTCCTTGAGGACGTGCGGGATGGTGCCGTCAGCGACGAGCCTCTTCAGCCGGTTCATGGAGATGTCGACGACACCTGGGATGCGTGTCATCGGGATGGCGGTGTCGTCCTCTCCACGGCCCACCACTCGGTCACCGTGATCTTCGGTGGAGCCTTCCGCCCAGGACTTCCCGGCCAGCAGCAGCTTCGCCAACGACTCTGGCAGGTCGACGTTGATTTCGCCGTTGGTGATTTCCATAGTCACAGCACCTTCGACGGAGCGTTCACGTTGACCACTAAAGCGCCAGCAGCGAACTTCGCTCCACCACCGTGCATGATCGTCAACAAGTCGGGCTGCGGCTTGCGGTCCTCAAAGATGACGATGCGACGACCGTCCTTGTCGGATGCCTCCCACAAAACCTTCGCGGGTCCACCGGAACCGGACTGAATATACGTGCGGGCCGGGGTGGTGGCTACAGAAGACACACCCAGATAGCGGCGGTCCCCATCGAGCTTGGGGAAGGTGGTTTTGTCGTTGCTGCCAGTACCACCGGCCCATCCCGCTGACGCGCTCTGAACCCAGTTGCTCACCGTCACAGAGTTTGAGGCGAACGTGTACGTCGGATTACCGGCACGGCCAGTCAGATTCAAACCGGTAGTGCACGTGACCACAACCTCCTGCGGACCCTGACCCGGCGTGATCGGCAGGTCGTAATACTGCACCGCACCGCGAGTAGCGTCCGTAGCCGAACCGCCCGTAAGGAACTCGTTGCGGTAAGTCATCGTCTTACCGCCGTAAGTGACCTTGATCGTCCACGTTGAACCACCCGGCACAACACTGGGGATCGTGTAGGCCAGGAACACGAAGGCGTAATCGTCATGCTCACCGGGGGTGTGCATGTACCGGTTGCCCATCGTGTTCAGTGGCGTGACAACGTACTCGCCCTCACCGACAGCGGTGTTGGAGACACGCACCAACGCTGGGTCAGGTAGCGCCAAACCGCCGCCGGCGGCTTCCAGGGCCTTCAGCGCATCGGCAGCGGCAGCCCGAAAATCAAGGCACGCCGGATGGACTGCTGCTGTGGTGACCGCTTCGATCTTCTTGTCAATCATCGTGGCTCCTCTCAGAACACCAAGTACTGAACGCCGTCGTAGCTGGCGGTGTCGAACTTGCCGTTGGGTGCGGCCAGGCCGATAGCCCCAGACGTGTCGATTCGGGTCAGGCCGGTGACGAAGGAAACTCCGGTGTTGGTGGCGTGGACAACGATGTTCTGAGCCACCGCAGGGCCGGGGAACCCGGCAGGGATACGCAGCACCGTCGTGAGTGAGCCACCAGCGGTGATGTTGGCCTTCTTATCGCCGCGGAACTGCACCACGCCGTTGATGAGCCGTGCCTCGACGTTGCCGCTGCCGCCCACGTTCGTGCAAGCCGTCCACGGGATATTCGGTGGAACCTCAACACCACCGGTCAACACGTTCTTGATTTCAGCGGCAGTAGCCTCAGGAAGAACGGGTGCCGATTTATCGGCCTTCAAAGCCGCAATGTCAGCCTGAACCACACTCATAGGCTCAGCGATAGCCTCAGACACCATCTGCCGCAGCGGCACACCCAAAACCTCAGAAACAAGCTGACGCACAAGGTCTTCGATGCCAGCGTTCAAATCCTTGAACGCCTTAGCCACATCCTCCACCGTGGCATCAGGGCCGGTAATCGCATCCAACAAAGACTGGAACTCAGCCTTCGTCACATAATCCGCGATAACCCACTCAACGATGTCCTCGCTGATCTTCTGCTGCGCCGCAATGTCATCGAAAATCTTCGACAACTGGCCGATAATCGCACTCTCAAGACCCTCAATTGCGGACTTGTCGGCCTTATTCTCGCGGAGGTACTGGTACGCAGCTTCAAGGTTGATATCAGCTTCCTCGCGCTGCTGACCCTCCCAAGAAATGGCCGCAGTCAGAGTGGCGGTAGCAGCCTGAACCGCAGCCTCAATAGCCGCCTGGTCAATCCCACCACCGGCAGCATCAAGAGCATCATCGACCGTCAACACCCGTTTGCCGTTTACTGACAACGAACCGTCAGGCAACTCCATGTCCAAAGACACAGGTTTATTCGGGCCGGAAACATCCAAACCCTCAATGCTGACCTTGCCGTCATCGGTGTTCAGCCGGATGCTCTTGGGCATCGCCTTGAACTGAGACTGAACAGCCTGCTGAATCATCGGGCCGAACTCAGTTAGCTTCGCCTCAATGATCGCCTCAACAGCAGCCTGATCCGTAGTGCCAGCCGGGATCGCCGCAATCGAAGCGTTGATCAACGTCTGCACCTGGGCCTGCGTCAAACCACCAGACCCACCGCCCGTGGTGATACCGCCACCCAAACCACCAGTGGGCTTCGGGACACCGTAGTCCCGCTCCAAAACTTCGTAGATGAGGGCTGTAACACCGATCACCGTGATAACAGTTGCCATAACCTTCTTAAACCTCCGACTCGCCCAGCACAGTGGTCCCGTCACCCAACACAACCGAAGGCACAAGAGTCGTCAAACGATTCCGGTAAACACCCAGCATCGCCCACTCATCGGAAGTCAACATCAACTTCCCCGTGGCGAGGTCTTTCGACAGCTGGTAGGTGTAATTGCCGTCCGTTTCACTGACATATCCTTCAGGGTTGCGGGCCAGGCGCAGAACCGCATCAGCCTCAACCTGAATTAAATCCTCAACATCAATCAAACCTGCGGCGAGCCGATCATCAAGCGTGGGAACCCTGCGGCGGATCAGGCGCTCAACGTCCTCCAAGCGAACCGAAACGAGTTCCCTTTCCTCGCAGGACAAATCGCGTGACCAACGCACCGAAACATCATCAACCGACGCGAACGCCATTACCCTCAGACCTTCGGGGCGGCTTTACGCGGGCCGCGTTCACGAACCGGTTTGGGTTCGACGGGCTCCGCTTGGATTTCTTCCCAGCCGCCGGCGCCGACGAGGACGTTGCCCAGCTCATCGGACACTTCCGCGAAAACACCGCTGTTCCTGTTCTTCAGCTTCACAGCAACCAATTCCCTTCGTTGGAGAACGGGGAGGGGAGAATGAACTCCCCTCCCCGATAACTCACTTGGTCAGCTTGACGAACGCCTCGACATCGTCGACGAGGACACCGAACTCGGCCTCGATGCGGATCGCGATCAAGTTGTTCTGCCACAGCGACACCAGGCCGGAGCCGTCACCGTTGGCCGACATGTCCAGCGTGGCCTGATCCGACACGTCGTAAGACAGCCCGCCGATCTGCCCCCACACGATCCTCGACCAATCGCCCTGGAATCCAAGGATTCCGGTGTCGTTGGCCGGCTTCGTCGGGTCGGTGACGTGATCCGACAGGAACGTCGGGCGGCCCAACACCCGACCCGAACGGAACGGCGAGTTGATGTCGGTGTAGGTGGCCTCAATGAACAGCGGGCGGTCCTGCTTGTCCTTCGACCCGTTGAGGACCGGCTCGGCCAGATCATCGAACAGGGTGCCGTTCCACTTCTTCTTGTCCTTCAGCAGCAGATCCAGGCCCTTGTTCAGCGAATCGAACGCAGTGTCCGGGCCGGCCAGCTTGATGGACTTAGTGGTGTCGGCGACGCACTTACCGAACGGGCTGTCGATGCCGTGCAGCACCGCGGCGTCAAAGGCAAGCGCGATCGCCTCGGCGACCTTCGTGCGCA